CAGTCACCACAGTTATCCTGGAAAACCAAGAGCGAGCGATGCGAGAAGATGCAGCATTTCTTTCAGAAGCAGCTCCTACAAACGCAACTGGTTCAGCAGTAGCAAATTGGGATCCGATCCTAATTTCGCTAGTTCGTCGTGCCATGCCTTCTCTTATTGCTTATGATGTTTGCGGCGTTCAGCCAATGACAGGTCCTACAGGGCTAATCTTTGCAATGAAGGCTCGTTACACTTCTATGTCTGGAACAGAAGCGTTATTCAATGAAGCTGATACCTCTCATGCTGGTACTGGAACACATACCGGTGTAGACGTACTTAAAGCCCTAAGCGCAGGCAACTACGCTTCAGGCACCGCCATGACCACAGCTGCTGCTGAAGCATTGGGCGATTCCGCCTCTAATCAGTTTGCAGAGATGGCATTCAGTATTGAGAAAGCAACCGTAACTGCAAAGTCACGTGCTCTTAAAGCTGAATACACAATGGAACTGGCACAAGACTTAAAGGCCATTCACGGTCTGGATGCCGAAACTGAGCTGGCAAACATCCTAAGCTCAGAGATTCTTGCGGAAATCAACCGTGAGGTCGTTCGGACTATCTATATCAACTCGAAGCAAGGTGCTGCGGTCAACACAACGACTGCTGGTATTTTCGATCTCGATACAGACTCCAATGGTCGTTGGTCAGTTGAGAAATTCAAAGGTCTCATGTTCTCACTAGAGCGTGATGCTAACGTAATCGCCCGTGACACACGGCGTGGAAAGGGTAACATTATCCTTTGTTCCGCTGATGTCGCTTCTGCGCTTACAATGGCCGGCCTGCTTGATTATACAAGTGGAATTTCCGACAGTCTTACAGTAGACTCCACAGGCAACACATTCGCTGGTACATTGAATGGTCGCTTTAAAGTCTATGTCGATCCTTATACAAACATGGGCGTTCCTTACACAGGTTCAGGCGCCGCCGCTAACCAGTACTATGTTGTTGGTTATAAGGGTGCTTCCCCATACGATGCTGGCTTGTTCTATTGCCCATACGTTCCGTTGCAGATGGTCCGTGCGGTTGGTGAGAACACATTCCAGCCGAAGATTGGTTTCAAGACTCGATATGGTATGCAAGTCAATCCTTTCGCTCAGGCAGCTGCTCAGACAGATGGCCCGGGTGCTCGTGATTCTAACGTGTACTACCGTCGTGTTCAAGTTACCAACTTGATGTAATAAGTTTCACCACAATATTATAATAACAAAGGTGATTTTAGAAAGCCCCGCTCCGTAAGGAGTGGGGTTTTTTCTTTTAGGGGGGAAATCAAATGTTATTAAAAGAATCCACAAAGCGATTGATTGGCGAATTATCAGTGACAGTTTTGATACTGTCTTGTCTAGGATTTTTAGCATGGCTTGTATATTATTTTCAGCGACATGAAATAGTGATACAGGTTATTGCAACTTGAAGAAAATAAATCAACATCAATCAGTCACAGACTTAGAACGTCAAATAACCCAACAAGGTTATTGGAAAAATCCAGAAACACAATACGCCTGGGAAGCTCAACAGATTGTTAAAGTTTCCAAGATGAGGTCTATATATAAAACTTGCAGTTGGCGAGTATTAGCAACTACAGATACCTTTATAATCTCCTGGTTTATTACTGGTTATTTTTCATGGGCAGCTACAATAGCTTCCATAGAAGTATTCACAAAAATGGGATTGTATTATGGCCATGAACGGCTTTGGTTAAGAATAAAATTTAAACGACCATGGTAGTCTTATAAATAATGGAAAGGTATTTTGCCGTATGATGAGCTCTGCGGATACCTAAAGGAGAATATAAAATGGCAAGTACGTCACAGATTTTAAGAAATAAAAAACAAGGTAGTTTTGTTGTAAAGATAGAAGGTGATGCAGCAGATACTACAACACTAGATGCTTCGGCTCTTGGTGGTATGCCAGCAGATGGCACAGCTACTATTAGACGAGTTATGTGGACAACAGAAAGTGGTCAGATCACTATTACATGGGATGGTTCTACCGATGCGGTGGCAGCAAGATTGTCAGGCAATGGTAATTGGAATCTTACACAGAATCCTCCTGTGATTGCTAACAATGCAACTTCACCAACAGGTGATGTTACTGTTGTTAAAACGGGTGCATCAGACTATACTGTAATTGTAGAATTTGGAACAGGCGCTTTAGCTGAAACGGCGGCTGCGTAATATAAATGGTAAGTACGAGTAATGTAACAAAAGGTTCAGTTAGTTCTGTGCATAGACAACCTGTAGTGTTGGACTATGCACAGTCTAACCAGTTTAAAATATTTTTGCCTATATTTCCTACTACGGAATATTTTGTTGTGCGGGCTACTATACCAAGTGTTGATTTGGGACAAGCATCACAACCGACACCATTGATAGATATGCCTATAGTAGGAGATAAACTTACATACAGTCCTTTTTCTTTAACATTTTTAGTGGATGAGAAATATAATAACTATATAGAAATTTATAATTGGATGAAGAACATTGGTTTTCCATCCAACCATAGACAATTCAATTCTTTAGAAAGACCTGATTTTAGTAATAGAGGTAAAAAGGCTGCAAACACTGTAACAGGTGAACTTTACGAAACTAGTGACAGAGATTTGTATACAGATATACACCTAACAATTTTAAGTAGTAAAAATAATCCTATTGTTAAATGTACCATGTATGAGGGATTTCCTATCAGCATGAGTTCGTTGGATTATAGTCAGCAAGAATCTGATACGGACTATGTTAGGTGTGATGTTTCGTTTGCATACAGTTGGTTCGATATGGAAGTTTTATAAATAATTTTGGAGACGGCGACCAATGGTCTTACCCAAGTTTTGAAGTTTAGTATTTAAATAGAAGATGTAAATTAAATACAACATAGCAGTACAAGTTGGTCGTACCGTCTCCTTTGTTTTGGATATATTATGAATATTGATGAATTATATAATGAGATAGAAAGAGATTTGAAGATTGATGATACCGAACTAGACCTAGAGTCTATTCGGACACCCCAACTTCATAATAAGTATTTGAAGATGTACACCACATACTCATTGCAGTATAAAAAATTGCAAGATGATTATAAAGTGATGTATAGATTCAAGTGGGAGTATTATGGTGGCAAATCCCCACCCGAAGTGTATGCGGAGAAACCTTTTGAACTAAAGGTTTTGAAGGTTGATATTGGCATTTATCTGGATGCTGATAGTGAACTACAACAGTTGGGCCAGAAGATGGCATACACAAAACAAATAACAGATTATCTAGAAAGGATATTGAGGGAGATCAATAATAGAAATTGGACAATTCGTAACACTATAGAATGGAAGAAATTCTTACACGGTGACTAATGATGCCAGTTTCAATTGAGAAGTTTAATGAAGTTTATCTCAGAGTTAAATGTGAACCGTCTATTGGAAAAGAACTCTCAGAATTCTTTACCTTTGAAGTTCCGAATTCACGATTTATGCCGTCGGTACGAAGTCGTGTGTGGGATGGTCGTGTACGTTTATTCAGCCCTGCTACTGGTAAAATATATTTGGGATTACTACCGTATGTACGGAGATTTCTTGCGGAACAAGGATACAAAATCGAATACGGAGAAGGAATAGTTCCCCCTCGGAAATTAGACAGAAACTTAACTAAAAAATTTGTACGGAAATTAGAAAAAGGAATACGAACAAGAGATTATCAGATAGATGCTATACACTATATTTTGGAAAATAATAGAGGTCTTATTCTTAGCCCTACCGGCTCTGGTAAGTCTTTTATTATATATGCCCTAGTAAGATATTATATACAAAAGTTTGATGATAAAAAAATACTTATTATTGTTCCTTCTACTGGTCTTGTTGAGCAAATGTTTAATGACTTTGCGGACTATGGATGGTTCCCTGACGAATACTGCCACAAACTCTATGCCGGATCAGATAAGAACACACCTAGAGAGGTGGTCATCTCCACTTGGCAATCAATCTACAAACTAGATAAAAAATACTTTAGTCAATTTGGAGCTGTGTTTGTAGATGAAGCTCATCAAGCCAAAGCAAAATCAATAACTGGTATAATGACCAAGCTGCATGAATGTAAATATCGTATAGGTTTAACAGGAACACTAGATGGTACTGAAGTACATAGATTGGTGCTCGAAGGTTTATTTTACAAACACAAACGAGTTACTACCACTTCACAGTTAATAGCTAAAAAACAATTATCGAACTTACATATTAGATGTTTGGTATTAGACCACATTAAAGAACATAGACAAAAACTCCAGTACCCGGCTGAGATGGATTTTCTAGCAACACTACCTTCCAGAAATATTTTCATATGTAAACTAGCTGCAACAACAGATGGTAACATTCTAATTCTAGCACAGTATATAAAACAACTTGAAGCTATAACACTGATACTGAAAGAAATTAGTGACCGTACTGTATTTTTTGTATATGGTGGAACACCTACAGATGAAAGGGAAGAGATTAGGTCTATTGTTGAAAAGGAAGATGATGTTATAGTTGTTGCATCATATGGTGTATTCTCACAAGGTATTAATATAAAGAGACTCCATAATATTGTATTTGCATCACCATACAAATCTCAAATAAAAGTATTACAATCTATAGGTCGTGGTTTACGGGTGGCTGATGACAAAGACCAATTGTATGTATTTGACATTGTGGATGATTTGTGTTATGCTAATAGGGAGAATTACACTTTAAAACATTTTAAGGAAAGGGTGAAGATATATAACGAACA